TCGAAAAAACGAACCTGGGCAATGAACTCTGCACTCCACCGCCCTTTGATTAGTCCTTTTGCATTACCAAGATGCGAGTCTCGTACTCGTGAAAACTGAAGCTGTTTTTATAGATCCCCTCCGAACTTTCTGCGTTCAGTTTTCCAACTCGACCAGGGACTGAATCGCCACTGTTTAGTAGATAAACGGATTGCCCACCTTAGCGGAAAGCAGACCTCCCTCAGCACGCCGCGAGCCGAATAATTGCTTATTCGCCGATTCTCAGCACTTGCTTAATGCAATGCCAAAATCGTCGCTGGAGACTTGGGCCACTTCATTCAGCCGCTGTCGCAATGCGGCGGTCAGTTGCCGCGCCACCTCCCATGAGTCCGACAAGGCAGCTAACTGTGGCCCCAATTGCGGAGACAGACTCATCAATGATTGATTAAGCGAACGCGCCGTTTCATAAGCGGCCTTTTGAACAAAGCTGATTTCCACCAGTTCGCCCTGCGCTTTGCGAAACTCCATCTCAGCCATCCTCGCCATGTAATGTTCGCGATGCGCTCGTGCTTTCTGAAAGTCGAGAGTCTGCCCATGAGCAGGATCCGCGGGCGGCGGCGCAGCCATGTTAGTCGGCTCGGATTGAGCTGAGATGTGGCTGTACACATCACGCTGAAGCCGCTCCTGTTGGTGGCGAGCAGCGACGGCAGCCTTGCTAGGGTCAGCGGTATCACGGATCAGTGCTTCGGTGGCCAGCACGTCGACTTGCTTGCCATTGGGCGACAGCACCAGTCGACCGTTCTCCTTGAGCCAGGTGATATAACTCGGAGACCTGCCGATGTGGGCGGCGAATGCACTCTTGGACAGGTACGTGACTGCGTTCATAAGCCCTCCTTTTCAGCGGCTTTCAATGAATCCTTTCAAGATTTCAATGGGTTGAAATTTCAGTAAGCTGGCGGGCCTGCCGCTAACGCGTTCCCGCGGGTTTCCGACCCCGTGTCCTTTGGAAGCCCCCAGGGTCCCCGGCGGTTTTCTGCCCGGTCCGGTCGGTCGACTCAACATCCGAGTGCCATGCCCTGCCCCATCCCTTTGGAAAGACGGACATTCCTGCGCACGTTTCAGCTAGAGAGAATCCGCGAGTTCGATAACCCGTGTAGGGGGCGGCCCTCAGGGAGGACCCGTAAAAATCGGTCCCCTACCCGACCTGCCCGGCTCATGCCTTCGGCTCGGCCTCGCTCAGGTCCAGCCGCTTGGCCACCCAGCGCTCGTACAAGCCGATGGCGACATCGGCGCCGGCCATCGCGGTTAGGCAACCGAGGGCGCCTGCTGTCCAGATCGACAAGCCCGCGCCGAACAGCAACATCATCGCTGACACGCCGCAGACCATGCAGGCACCGGATCGAAGTGCAAGGCGGCGCAGTAACGCCCAACCTCGTGCCCCATCCTTGTCAGCGCGCCACATCTCGCCAGACACGCCGCCAACCAATGACAGGGCAATCACCAACCAGATCGGCATCTCTGCCAGTGCCTGCTGCTCGTTCGTCATACCCCTGCCCCTTAAACAAAAAGACCCGGCGCAATGGCCGGGTCAGGTGGTGGGTGGCCTGCCGCGCTTTGCGGTCGCACCCATCGAAGATGGCCCCTTTTTACAGGTCGATTCTGGTGGCAGCAAGACTGTTTTAATGCCATCCGGTGAATGTGTGGCTTACGTCCGGTGAACGGCTGGCGAATGTCGGTGAATATCTATCCCGGCTTTCTTTTGCTGTTATGGCGTCCCATGCGTCCCACCTCTCTAAAACAAGGTGGGACGTCTGAAAGTCCCGTAGATAGGGGCTTTTCCCCACCGTCCTACTTTTAACTCTCCTTTCTCGTGATAGAGAGAATATTTAAAAACACGCGTGCGCGTGAACACGCGCATTGATGCCCGCTACGCATACACGGGCGGGAGACATGAAAAAGGTGGGACGGTGGGACAGCCCAACAACGACGGGGCCTGCGCCCGTCCCACCACCGCAAAAAGCAGTGGGACGGAGGCAGGCCAGTGGGACGGCGTGAGCCAGAGTAATGCCCACGATCAAGCCGCTTCCCCCAGGAGGAAGTGCTCAACCACGATGTGAGCGTCATGCAGGCGCTGGTAGTAGAGGTTGCGTGTGCAGCCACTTTCAGCCAGACGCGCAGTCAGAGGCGCGTCAGGCTGGAAGTAATGCACCTGGACCACCGTCATCAACTCGGGATCAAGGCGTTTCTTGACGATGCGCTCGATGTCCAGGGAGGCCTCCAGCGGCACCCTGCTCCCGCGCCTTCCGCGCACAAGCTGGCCACCGCTTTCCATCATCATCGCGACCATGTTGCCGCCCGAGTAACCGGCGGCGACCTCATCGCTGTGCAGCTCCTGCGCCCATTGCTTGAGGGCCATATCGATTGCCTTAATCATCGAAGCACGGCTCCTCGAACTCAGGTTGTTCCAGCGCAGGCGCCCTGCCCCAACCCTCCGGTTTCTTGTACGCCCATGGCCTCTGACCGCTCTTGCTCAAGGCGCCCAAACGGAACCGTCGCCACCCCAACCGATGCAGGATCGCTCCCACACGCATCTGCTCCGGTTTACCCCAATGACCGGGATCGAGCTTGAGCGCCTGACTCATCACCTCACTGCCGGTGGTGGTTTCGCCGATCTGCGACTCTTCGAGCCAAGTCAGAATGGGCGTTTCCCACTCGTCCACCACAAAGCGTTCGTCCTGTTCCTCGCTGAACATCGGCGCCTCCTCTCGCGTTACCCACCAGAGGTCACCGGCCTCAAAGCAGAACATCGCTTCAGCCCAGAGTTGGTCGCGGATCTCGCGCAACAACGCCACGTCGACCTTGGTACAGGCCACCGGCCAATAACGTCGGTTGCCGGTGGCGTCCTTGAGGTACTCGTCCTGGTTGGTGGTGCCGACGAAAACACACTGGCGTGGCACGTCCAGCGTTCTGCGGCCATAGCTTTCGCGGTAGGTGTCAGTCGATGCCGAGAAAAACTGCTTGGCCTTGGTGCTCTCGGCCTTGTTGAAGCTGTCCAGCTCGCCCAGCTCAACAATCCACTTGCCACGGATTGCCTGAAAGCCGTCCTTGTCGCCGAGGGCAAACGGCGTGTCCATGAACCACTCACCGCCGAGCACGCTCATGGCAGTCGACTTACCGGCGCCTTGTACGCCTTCGAGGATCATCACCGAGTCAGCCTTGCAACCGGGCTTCATGACTCGCGCCACGGCCGAGATCATCCAGCGCTTGCCGACTTTGGACGTGTAATCGGTTGTCTTTACGCCCATGACATCCGTCAGCCAACGCTCCAGGCGCGGCACACGATCCCATTCCAGCTTTTTCAGGTACTCACGCACCGGGTGAAACGCGTGGTCGTGGGCCACGACGCTGACGGCCTCGATCACGTGCGACGACTTCACGCGCAGGTTGTACTGCTGCGCGATCCACATCATGACGCGCACGTCGTCGATGTCGGCCCACTCGCCGGTGCCACCGCCATAAGGCGCCGCACGCAGCTTGACGATCTTCGAGCTGAAAGCGCAGTAGCTGATCACCCCGGCCCAGCGCTCGTCGTGAGCGAGGATCAGTTCGACGTTCTGCATGTGCGCGATCAAGGCGCCGCTTTCACTGCGGGCCAGTTGATCTTTCCAGCCACCAGCCGCCGGTGGACGCACCACGGCCAGCACCTGACGGCGAACCGCGTCGAGGCCTTCAGCGACGTGCAGGTCGTTGAAGTCGGTCCACTTGTCATGACGCTCGACAGAGAAGATCGGCGCAACGACCTGGGCACCGACGATCAACGCGGCGTTGCTCGCCTTCTCCTCACCTGGATTCCAGGCATCGCCGTTGGGCTTGGTGGTCTTCCAGTCGTCGTCGCGGCAGATGATCAGCGGGCAGCCGGCGAAGCGTTCGCGCATGACCTTGCACACGGCCAGCAAGTTACCGGCATCGAAGGCTACGGCCACGGCCAGCGATGTCGCCATGTGCAGGCTGGCGCCGGTGGCGTAACCCTCACACACCAGCACCGGTTCACCCGGTACCGGGTGCGGACCGAGCAGGTGAAAGGTGCCCTCCTTCGCCATCCCGTAGGGCCAGTAGGATTTGTCACGGCCGGTATCTTCCTGCTTGTCCGGGAAGATCACCTGCAGGCCCATGATCTGATCACGGGCATTGTTCATCGGGACCAGCACCGCACCGGTACGCGGCGCGTAACGCACCTTGATACCAACGATCTGCTTGCGGTCTAGGTAGTCGCTACGGCCTGTGGTCGGCATGCGCTCGAATAAACCCTGCGCCCTTTTCGCGGCCCGCCGCGCAGCGTTACTCGCGATTTCGGCAGCGCGGCGCTTGGCTTCTTCCTGGCGGGCGCGCATCACTTCGCGCTCTTCCGGCGACATGCGACCGGCCTTGACCTTGATCTTCTGTGTTTCGCCCGAACGCCAGTCACCGAAAGCGCCGAAGATCAGCGTGTCGCCCTTCTCCGTGCGCTGCTCGTGAACCACGTACCAGCCGTTCTTTTCCTTGCCCTTGTCCTGCGAAGTCTTGCAGCGGGTCAGCTTGCCGAACACCAGCGGTTGCGCTGGTTCCAGACCGTAATCGGCGAATTGCACCAACACTTCATCGAGCATGCTGAATCCCCCGCTCAGAAAGGGATTGGCAGCTGATGCACTGCGAGCAACCCGGTGAGGCCAGGCGACGGGCTTCCGGAATCGGATCGTCACAGGCTTCACAGAACAGCAAGGAATGGGCAGCGCTTTCGGCCTTGGCAGCGCTGCGCGCAGCCATGGCCTGATCGATGCGTTCCTGCATCAGATCATTGGCGAAATCGGCGATGTCAGCCACGGTCAGCACCTCGCGTCGTCTGGTTGACGTAGGTGGCGCGGTTGAACAAACCCAGCAGCCCTTGAATGCCCCGGAACACCTGCAGGCGAATCGCGGCCAGTTCCTGATCAGTCACCACACCATCGCCGATGCTCTTGGCCCAGGTCTCGGCGAGATCCGCGACTTGGCGGAAGTATTCGGCGATGCCGGTGGTGAGAGTCTCGGGCATGTCGTTGGTATAGGTGTCGGCCAGCTCCTGCCAGATCGTGTCGCCGACCAGCGCATGCACCGCATCAAGAATGCGGCGATCCTTGGTCAGTTCGAGGATCTCGCCAAACTCCTGAATGTTGATGGAGTGGCTCGGATGGGTCGGCGACAGTTTGTGCTGCAGCGTGGTCGGGTTACGACCTGTCGTGGCAGCGATGGCAGCAGCGCCGCCCGGGTAATCGCGAGCGGCGTGGTACAGCGCTAAATCGAGCGGCAGGATTTCCCGCTGCGCCCGTTCCAGAGAACTGAGAGCAATTCGGCTCATGGCATTAATCCTAAAAGTTGCCAGTGCCGCGCGACAGAAGTTGGTGATACATTTGCCGCGTGGCTTGGTATGGCCCAAACGCCGGGAACCCTTGCAGGGGATAACCGGCACCGTGCCGGGGCGAACAATCCGTTGTTCACCCCTGGCGCAACAGCTGCCAGCTCTGTGGTAAGAACGGCAGCAACACCAAGGCTTCCGAGCCTTGGAAACGCGATGAAGGTCGGCGGCATGTGGTGTGCTCGCCTTCCGACATCGCGACCCGACCGCATTGTGGTGATGCTGTCGGGAGAAACTGGGCGACCCTTGGGTCGCCTTTTTTCTATGCGGCTTGGGACTCTTCCATTTCCGGAGGAAATACGTCATCAAGACTGCACGGCGCTCCTAACTTATTGAGCGCTCTGACTATGGCTCTGCACTGCGTAAGCCCTGCGATTCGACGTCCTGCTTCGTAATTGCTTATACGTGCCTGAGTCCACCCAAGAGCTACAACCAGTTCCTTTTGCTTGATCCCAGCTTTCTCTCGATGTTCAGCGATCAGATTCATGATGCCCTCCAATTAGCCGCAGCCATCTTAATCACGAATCGTAGATATTTCAACACGCAAAGTGATGATAAATAATTTCATAGCGTGGTAAAAAAAGCACATGAACACACTCGGCGAACGTATTAAGCAATACCGCAAAGCCAAGGGCATGAGCCAACAAGCCCTTGCTTTCGCTTGCGGATGGGAATCCCAGTCTCGGATAGGCAATTACGAGAAAGGGGCTCGTCAGCCCAATCTCCACGACTTGCAAAAGATAGCGACAGCACTGGGAGTGTCTTTTCCAGACTTGGTAGCAGGAAAAAATCGTTCCGACGTTGAGTCTTACTCAGACGCCATTCAAGGTCGGATTCGGTCTGAAGACCGTCTCGTGAGGGACTACGGAAGATCGAAAGACAAAGACCAACCTGTTAGCAGCCTTGTAGGCTGGGCTAAGGATGGAAAGGTGCCTGTGCTATCAAACGCACAGCTTGGGAATGAGGGCCTCTTCGACACGGTAGAACCGCCACCAGGGCAAGGTGAAGGCTTCCTAAACATACACAGCGATGACCCAGATGCCTATGGCATAAGAGTCATGGGCGATAGCCTGATGCCCCGCATAAAGAATGGCGAGTTCGTGCTTATAGAGCCGAACAAACGCTTCAGTAGCGGTGACGAGGTCATAGTTCGAACGTCCTCCGGCAAAGCGATGATCAAAGAGTTTATTTATCTCCGAGACGGAATGTATCGATTGGATAGCGTCAATACCGAGCACGAAACTCTTCACATTGCAGAACAAGAGGTGGAGGAAATCCATCTCGTAGGCGGAATATTGAAGTCATCACGCTTTCTACACAGCGCCGCGCTATTTTAATCACATTATGTGTTGACACGACTAAGCACAGTGCGTGATATTTGCCTCACTCTTTACCACAGAGCGAGGCAATACCAATGCGCACCACCGCAACCTTGCATGTCCATCCGGCATGCGTCAGCAATCGAAAACTGATCGAACAACTGCAGCTCGCCACGGGCTGTCTGGTCATCATTCATAACAGCAGACCCAAGCTTGTTACCCAGTCCTACCAGCCTTCTCCTATCGATCCGAACGGTGGAGGGCGAGCGGCATGATCAAATACAAGATCGACAACCGCACCCTGCAGTTGCTCAATGCCCAGGTCAACCTGACCGAGACCTTCAACCACGTCCTGCGCACAGCACCGAAGCGTGAATGCCTGGCATTCCGTCTCAAGGCTGAGCGCGGCGCAGTGGAAAGCACTTTTGTCGTGGAGCTGGGCAGCGAACGCCACACGCTGACCCTGCCAAACGACAAGAAAATGCACCTCAAACTGGCCGACTTTATTGAAGAGATTGCCAACGGTCCGTTGGACGCACGCAACTCCAGCGACCTGGTGCACCTCCCGCATGCCGATCGTCAATACGGCCGTTTTGATGTCCAGGACAAGCAGCGCGTGTTCGAACTGGTGCACACCGGCGGCGTGCTGAGCCTCGACATGAGTTTTGAACTTCCCCTGCATGTGGCGCTGCATCGCACTCATACGCGCCGCGGCGTCACCGCTATCTTGAGCATCGGCAACAAGAGTCCGCATACACGCTGCTTCACCTTGTACGACCCCGATGCCGAGATCTACGCGAGGCTCATTGAGTCCATCAACCACCTTGCTGCAGCAGCCACTCCTGCTGCGCACGCGGCATGAGGGGGACGCAATGGAACGCACCCTCGCCCAAGCAGCCGCTCAACTCGGCCTCACTCGCCCCAAACTAATCGCTCTCATGCGGGAAAAAGGTTTGCTCAAGGGAAACCTGCCGGCGGACCCGAAGCGCGACAAAGCGTACCTGCGGATCAAGGACAGCCTTTGGTATGACGAAAAATGCGGAATGCAGTACAGCCAGTCGACCCGCGTCATGCAAGCCGGCATCCGCTGGCTGGCCGAGCAGTTGGACATCGATCTTCCTGCCATCCCGGCAGATCGCCGTGACGTGGCCTAGGGAGTACGCCCGCCAGATCGTTTCTATGCGCACACGCGAGGAGCGCAACGCCGCTCTCCTTGAAGTGCCCGAACATCTGCGCGAGCTGACTAAACGCCACTGCCTGAACGCCTGGAACCACCCGGCACGACAACAACGCAAGGAGGCTCGACAAGGCCATGAGTAACGCTGCACAGAATCCGCTTCGACTGCATCCGGCGCCCGAATCGGCCACCGTTGAACTGCTCTATCGAATCTTCGGTGACGTCCTGATCCCGCTGGAAAAAGTCCGCGAGCAGTACTTTCGCAATCTCAACGAGCAGTCGTTCGTGACAGAAATCAACAGCGGCCGGATCCAGCTCCCGATCACCACGCTGGACACCAGCCGCAAGGCCTTGAAGTACGCGCACATCCGCCACGTCGCCTCGCTGATCGACATCCGCGCCTACAAGGCTGATGAAGACATGCAGCGGCAGCAGGACGGCCAATGCCGTGTTGCCCCCACACCACTGACGGCCGTCACCACCGGCCAACGACAATCCCAGGAGCACACCACATGATGACCCCAATACAAATCGGTGCACTCGTCATCCTGATAACTCTGGCCGCCCTGCTGATCTGGGGCGGTTACATCATGGGCCGCAGCGATGGCCTGAAGACGGGCCTGCGCGAAGGTGAAAACATTCAGCGCGCCACAAACGCAAAAACCATCTGCGAGCTTCAGGCCTCCCTGCAGTTCATCCGAGCCGATCACACGCGCTTGGCACGAACCTGCAAACGACTTGAAGCAGGTCCGCTCGTCGGCCCGGACGAGCACCAGACGCTGGTCGCTATCGGCGAGCTGCTGCGGATCGCCGCCGAGACCTTCAGCGCCTTTCGTACCGGCAAGAAGCTCGAGCGTGATGCCCTGTCCCTGCGCGAACAAGTGCTTGCGATGGCTGCGCAACTACAACCAGAAATTGGGGGCAGCCTGGCCGGACAACCACTCTCCAACGCCGTGCAAGTCACTGTGGAGGCTGCGTGAATGAGTTGGCTCTTTTCGCAGGCGCTGGTGGCGGAATACTCGGCGGCCACCTCCTCGGCTGGCGCACCGTCTGCGCCGTTGAGCGTGATGCCTACGCCGCAAAATACTGGCGCAACGACAAACCGATGGACTGCTCCCGCCTTTCCCGATTTGCTCTGACGTGTGCAGTTTTGACGGACGCCCTTGGCGAGACCTTGTTGACGTGGTTTCGGGAGGATTTCCTTGCCAAGACATCTCGGTTGCAGGCAACGGCCTCGGTATCGCCGGCGCCCGCTCCGGACTGTGGCGGCAGATGGCACGAATTATCGATGAGGGACGACCGCGCTACGTCGAACTGGAGAACTCACCACTGCTTGTGGGAAGAGGACTTGCCGTGGTGCTCGGTGACCTTGCCGAAATGGGGTATGACGCGCGATGGGGTGTTATCGGAGCGACTGACCTCGGCGCACCTCACCAGCGGGACCGGATCTGGCTCATCGCAGAAGACACCCGTCAGACGGTGGCCAACACCGGTGGCGAGCATGGCAAAGGGATCCTCCCCTGCCGCACTGACTCGCCGATCCGGGGCCGACCGCTCGAACGATCGTCTGGATCACGCCGTGATGGCATTGGATGGTGGTCATTTGAACCTGGAATGGGCCGAGTGGCTGGTGGGTGGCCCATCGGTTGGACCGGCTTAAAGCCATTGGCAACGGACAAGTTCCACTCGTGGCAGCAAGAGCATTCGAACAATTGTCAGGAACTGAAAATGTGTGAGGCCGTATGAAAACTTTATTTCTGCTCATGGCCCAATACAACGGGCTGACAATCATTCCACTCAATCAAGTGTGCAAAGACTATTTCACACATCTAACTACTGATATGTTTCAACGCAAAGTAATGGCCGGTCAAATTCGAATCCCCATCACTAGGCTTGAATCCAGCCAGAAAAGTGCGAAAGGTGTACATATCACAGACCTAGCAGCTTACTTAGATTCGCAGCGAGAGGCTGCGGTAAAGGAATGCAACCAGCTCAACGGAATTCGCCGAGCCAGCTAATTCACTGCTTACCCCAAGCGCCCAGCTTCACGGGCGCTTGAATGATCCTCTCTAACCATGGCCATTCGGCATAGTGGTCACCCTTCGCGCGAAGATGGGAATACCTACGCAACGAGTTCCAGTCACGGTGCCCGGACACGCTGGCCACCCGCGGGATATCCCAATCCATCTCAAACAACCGACTAACTCCGTCGTGTCTCAGATCGTGGAAGTGAAGATCTTCAATCTCCAGAAACTTGCACGCCTTCGCCCAGGCCGTAGAGATCGACGAAGAGTTATAGGGGAAAATTTCCGCACGCTCTTTTGGCATGCTTTGCAGAATTCTCCAGGCTTCGTCGGGTAGGTGGCACCAAACATCATTGCCAATTTTCTGCCCAGGATTTTTCATATCTCTCACCAGCACCCGCTGATTCGACTCATCGACGTCGTCCCACACAATTCGGCTTATCTCATCCTGCCGACGGGTGGAAAAAATCGCGAAGCCAATCACCTTCAGCATGTTGATCGAACTCGGTCGACGCTGCTGCATACTGACGAAGTGCTCCAAAAGTTTACCTAGCTCGTCTTTGGTTGGACGGCGATCGCGCTCCCGGCTCTTCATGTTGTAGCCGAGCTTCCTTAACACCCTCCGAGCGTCCGGCATCGCGTGAGGGTCTACCTCATACCCCCAAGCGGGACGCGCAATCGAAAGGACAGCCCCAAGGTGCGCCAGATCGTTACCAGCCGTTTGCGGCTGGACGCCGCCGCCCTCTTTACTCATTCGCCAGAGTGCAAAATCCACCAACCGCTGACTGGTGATAGCCGAATCAACGGTCTGGCCAAACTCCGTCGCCGCGATAGCATTTAGAGTGGCCTCCTTGGTTTTACCCAACGGCCGGACTTTCTCCATTTCATCCAGGTACTGCTTAATCATGTCCTGGACGGTGACGCCCTTGCGGTTCGCCCGCTCAATCGCACCAGGCTGATCTAGCTCTGCCTCACGTCGCCGCACCCACGCTTGTGCCGCCTGTTTCCGGGCGAAGGTCTGGCTCTCTTGGTAGACTTGCGCTCCATCGCGAAACAGGCGTATCTGTGCCGTGTAACTGACTGAGCCATCGGTGCGTTTTCGTGCTCTGATCGTTGCCAT